CCGAACCGAACTTTAATTAGCAAGATTTTCAAAGATCTCTCGTGCTTACAGCGTATAGCTGCTTAGCACATTATTGAATTATTAACGAACTATTGAAATAACATCTATCATCTTTATCACTTTCTTTACGATGAATATACGCTATTCCCTGAGAGTATGTAAGTGAACCCTCTACCCATTCCCCGTTATCAAGACGTTTAGCCTTAAACTTTATATTTTCTATTCTCATATGCTATAATTGCTTTAATTTATTGAATATCTTGGCAAAGCGGTGCATGTAATCAAAGTTTACGCTTTCACCATGCTCACTCACCATTCTATTATACAGCCAACGTAGATGCTCAGCATCCTCGTGGAACTCTTTAATATCTTGCTCGTCTAAGATTATTTGTTTCTTCATACGCTGTTTTTTAAGTTCTACACATTACTCACCTATCTTTTCAAAAACTAGTTTTACTTTAATTGGCTCATCCTCCCATGACAAATCTATATTGTTTCTTGGAATAGTAAATCTGTTGTTCCTATGGTCTCTAACTGTTATCTCATCATTACAATTATACTTAATACCACTTTCCCACTTACTCCAAAAGCCATACCAATCATCACGGAACGGTTTTTCTTTGAACAACACTAGCTCGCCATCTTTATCACAAGCAAGCCATAAATATTTAACATTATCACTCATATTCTATTCTTCCTTCCCATATAAAAGTTCAACACTCTTTCTTAGCACTGCCTCTATATGGTCTCTTTCGAGGTCTCTAGGCTGTCTAAGAAGCCATTCTATATCTCCGTCTATCAATTCTTGATAGGCTCTCCTTGATACTCCCATAACTATTCCTCCGTTTTCATATAAGGACAACACTCTGCGTATATATACTTGCAAATATCACTTAATTTGCAAAGTTGACAATCTCCAACCATAACTATTCCTCCACTTTTACGCCAAACGGAGCACCATCATCAAATGTACATGACTCCATTCTGTATTTAAAATCACAACAAAAATTTGAATCTGGACTTGAACTAATTGAATTAATTCCATCAGAGATAGAAGAGATTTGAATCCGATGTCCATCTTTTTTATCCTTCAAGATTGAAAACGGCTTATGCTTACGCATTTCAGTCCAGCACTCTATAGCATCCTTGAAAGGACGGTACTCAGACTCAGGTTCTAGATTTGGCTTAATGCGATACTCTTTATTGCCATTAAACTCTATAACCTTTATTTCTGCCCATTCATTCGGAACGTTCTCATCTTCTATGGCACTTGGTTTGGTTCTACACTCAATTACCATTCCTTCTGCAAATGCTTGCAGAATAGGATAAAATTCTTTAGCTTGATTTCTGTCCATAATTTAGTCCTCCAACTCTATATTGTGTTCTTCTGCGAAACTATCTTCTGCCTCTTCGCAAAATTGACCTTCGCAAAGTGATTCTGGGAGTACCCTGCTAGTATAATACTCTCGGTGGCATAACTCACAGATTTCATTTCCATAATTATTTCTTAACTCTTCTCTAGTCATTACTCATTTTCCTTTCTAACTAAATAGTCATACATAGGCTTGCGGTTTCTACGATATTCATTACATATCTTTTCTGCCTCTTCCTCTGTATCGCAAGTTGCAATAACTCCATCGGGATATGTGTCCCAATATCTAACTACTTTAAATTTTGTCATATTAGTCCTCCAACTCTTTAAGTGCCAAGACTAACTCATTTTGAATATGAATTGCCATACCTTCACTCAATTTTATTCTTTTTGAGCCAATCATCTTGGAAACATTATTGATATGAATTATCGCTTTTTCTTTGCTCATTGCTTATCCTCCTTTGCGTTACACGTTGCTTGGTCTCCTTCATAGTAAGGAGCACCGACTTTAGGTAATATCTGAGTGCCCCTATTACAGGAACATTGTATTACCCAAGGTGCGTTTACCTTTCCGCATCTAGGGCATATCCATCCTTCTTGTGCCATATCTTTTTATTTTTTAAAAACTACCGCAGAATCTACTGGTATATTCCCTTCATACGTGATACGTAATTCAGTTTTACCTTTATATACATCGATTGCTCGTGGTCTACTATTTATGTATCCAATAATAAGTAATAAACCAGTTATAAATCCAACATAAGATATTATAGCACCTATTTTTTCATCAGATTCATGTATGACTGCTATTCCTAAACAAATAGCAAGAATTACAAGAAGGATTCCTAATATTAACCAAATTACCATATTCTTTTATTTTTACCCTCTCCCTTTTACAGGAGAGGGTGGTTAGTTACTACATACTAACTTCATTAACTTGCGCAGTCAGGAGCTTCTATGATGCCCGCATCAACCATACGATTTCTAAGAGCATTATAGTACTCCTGCATTCCAGAAGCTTGCTTTACCATCATCTTGTACTGATAATCGCCAACTTTCTCTCGGAAGCCATCCTTCTGTAAAGCTGTATTCAACTTAGTCAAGCGGTCATAAAGCTCATCATGCTCAATACGAAGTCTATCCTTAAAGTCATTGTAAGACGCATAAGCTTCATCAAACACACTCTTAGGAGACCAAGACTTATATCCGTCTTTGTACTCTACCAAGTAGCCATCTTCCTCAACGGTTGCTGGCTTAATTTCTCTACCAAGCACTTTCTGTGCTTCTGTCATAGTCATAGGCTCTGCCATAATGACCTTTGTACCAATAAACTTTTTCATAATTACTTTATATTTATATCCCATTAGGGATGGTTAGTTTTACTAAAGCTCATCAAACTCTTTCTGAAATCTCTGTTTTGTTTCATTCAGAAGCTGCTTGAATTTAGTATCAAATTCCATATCAAGCAGTAATAATTTCCGAATAGCATCTGCAAGTTCACCACTGCTTACTTTTGGAGACATACTTAAGAGTACATCTACTTTAGGAATTAAACACTTTGCTAAGATATTTCCTCTTTCTAATTTTTCTGTATTCATATTACTATCTATTTATTTCCATTACATGATGGTTATTACTCTACTACTTTCTCTAGGGAAAAATAATCAATTCCCCAAGATTCGTTTACGTCTTTGTAAGGTTCTCCGTTTTTCTTTATTTTTCGGATAAGAAAATGAACATCGATTTTATTCTTTGCGAGAAACATAGCATCTTTTAGACGTTCTATGAAAAAGATATTGCCATTTTTATCTTTCACCTTGTCACCTTTCTGAAAAGGTAACAAACTAAGAAAGTCGTTCATTATATCATTCTTCTTTATGCGAAGCTCTAATATTTGCGAATCCACCATTTTTAAACGACCTTCTACATTCTGTAATTCGTTGTATAATTCTATTTCTGTCATATTTTTAAATTTGTGCCCGTAGGCGGTTAGTTACTCAACTTCTGCTGACTTCCAATCTGGATAGCCGCCAAAGTCCTTTTCTTGCCCACAATTCATTTCAAGCCAGTCTTGCAGGCAATCCTTAACTACTTCTCTGTCCTCTGAATCATCATTAGATTCAATGACAACCGTAAACTTATGTTTCATATTACTTCTATTTATGCCTCAAAGGCGGTTAGGATTTAACTATATAAAGTTGTTCATAAACAGTAGATTTCACAACAATAGGTTCAGAACCCAAGTCGTTATCATCTATCTTGATGGCAATTTCCATATCACCCTCTTCATCGTAAACATCTTGAAGCTGTTGAATAAATTCACTTATAAGCATTCTATTATATCTTTTATGCCAGATGGCGGTTAAACATGTTTGCTAAAATAATGTTCTTTTGTACTTTTTAGATATTCACCACACGTTTCTTTTGTAAGATATTCCGTATCAGAGTAAGCATTAAACTTGCCTTCTTCCACTTTTCTAAAAAGGAATCTAATATTACCCATATCATCAGAATATCCTGTGAATTGCAAATGATTTTGCTGTAATGATAACCATTCCAAGTATATTTCGTAGTCTCTTTTAGAGAATTTGAACCAACGTACATTATTCTTGCACCATCCAAAGTAACTTGGGTCAATTCTAAGAACCCTTGTAACTGGCATACCTTTATATTTACCAAACGTAATTATATTCATACCTACACCTCCATTTCGTGTTTTAGTCCTAGACCAAAGAGGAGGTGCTGGAGTTCGTGGATATAATGTATCTCCATTATAAAGATTCTGTTAATAGCAACGTATATATTTTCGCTAAGCTCTATTGTTAAGCGAATATTGTTAACGTTTTTCTCAAAGAATTTCTCATATAATTTCTCATATCCATTCTTCTTTAAAATCTCAGGAGTGAGAGGAATCGGACGAATAGCATTATTACTAATAGAGTATGTTGTACTACTATCGTTTAACATGACTACCTTAAGAAAGCCACCACTCAATGAAGATATTACTTTGAATATTTTATCTTTAGCAAATTGAAGTGCTGACTCCTTTACCATCACCAAATCACCTGGTATATATTCTAATTTATTATCCATACGCTTTACTTTTTAAGTTTATTAAACTTATCCTTGTAAGGACAATCATCGGCTACAGACTCTATATTGTAGCTTTCCCCTTGAAGCTTACAAGATATACAATCACCATATCCGAAGTTCCATACAATAAAGTGTTGGCATAGGATTTCCTTACATATTTTCTCTATCTCATTCATACGCTTTACTTTATTAAATAAAGTTCTTTCTAGCCCAAGCTTCAGCCTTTGGCTTAGTCTTGAACTTCTTATCTTTCACTTCATGCCAAACTCCATAAGGAGCGGTCTTATACTCGATGAGAAAAAGACCTTTCTCAATCTTTACGATTCTGTATTCATATACTACCATACGTTTTACTTTTTACGAAGATTAAACTTATCCTCATCTTCATCATAAGGACACTTGAACATCAAAGGACAAATTCCACAAGGTGTAATCTGCCTTTCCTTACATCTGCTTCTTGATTCGTAGCTCATACGCTTTACTCCTTGACTCTTCTAAATATTACATTTTTTCCATCTTTACGGATAGCTGCACTACACCTAAAAGGGCAATGTAGTAATATATTACAGAAGAAACACTTTTCACAAACAAATGGTTTATCTTCGTTTGTTTCTATACATTCAATAATGATTCTTTCTCCAACTTTTATATCTTTCATTGCTCACCTCCTTCCCAATCATCAGTCGTTCCTAGTAGATGTGCTGTACCTTCGTTGTAAGGGATGCAATACAAGTTTGAACTTCCATCAATACATATATGATAATAATCTGTCTTATGTGAATAGAAGTTTAATACCCAATAATCTTCAGAACATCTTCTTGAAAGCACCTTGTCAAATGGTTTCAGCTCAACCTTTGGTTTTAAGTCCACAAACTGTTTCTTCTCAGCATCCCAAGCCTTGCCTTCCTTTGCAAGAGCATCAAAGAGCTGCTGTTTATCTTCATCTGTAGCAAATCTATACTCTTCAGATGATTCCACCTCATCGGCAAACAATAATCCAAACATTTCATTTAGAGTAACATAGAAACTAAGGGTATGCTTATAAATCCTTCGGCATATTGCTACTGATTTTCCATATACCACTATATCCCCATCCTTGAACTCAAGCTGCTTTTCAATCTCCAAAGTTTCAAGATTGAGCTTGCCACCCAAACGTTCCTCAATGGTTTTGATGTAAGTCTGAGCAACATCATCGGCTGCTTTCTCAAATACAGAAGTTAACATTTTGGTTTCTTCTTTATTATAATCTTCTACGTTACATTCTTTCCAAAGATAATGCTTACCTTTAAATCTTGTGTAGGTATCATCCTCAAACTTTTCAAAGATAATATGCACATTATCTTCACTAACCAAGACATCGCCCTTCTTCCAAGAGAACTTATCCCAATCACGCATTTCCTTAGATGGGAAGATGATGCATTCTCCACCATCATACATTTTCCCATTTGGCTTGACAGAATGAACATTAGTGTCTTCTGAAAAGAAGTATACTTTATCTTTGTGAACACCATTAAAACTAATATAGCCAAAAGTGTTACTATAAAATTTAAGTCCGACAGGCTTATCCTTTAGGATATCCGCTATGTTTATCTTTTCTTTCATAACTAAACCAATTTTTGCGTTAAACAATACTGGTAGTAACTCATACTACCAACGTATTTTGATATTTTGGGCAGCTCACCATCGTAAGGAGTGACTTTCAAGCCATCAATGAAATCAGCATTCTCAGTTGATACCTCGGTATTATGCTCATTCATAAACACCTTTTGCGCTGTCGTAGAATGGCTTTCAGCTCTAAGCTTACCGAGTGAACGCCAAACCTGCTTGCGATGGATGAACAATCCATGCAAAGGAATAGTTCTTACTTCTACTTTTGTACCCATCTATCTTTCAATTAAGTTAGCTTTCAACTCTCTCAACTGATTCAAAGCATCATCGAGAGCGTTATGATTATTATTCTCAAAGGTCTTCCACTCTTTAATGAACTCCTTTGCGGTTCTGATGTCTCTAGGTTGCCAGAACTTCCAGGGAGCTTCCATATTAAGATACTCACATATGTCTTTAATGCAAAACAGGTCCATTGCCCCTTTAGTCCACACTATAGTGTCTTCTGTATTGTATCTATTAAAGATTTGATATAGCTTATCTACTAAAAATTTGTAGCTATGGACAATATGAGTAGGCTTATTACTTTCTGGACTGTTCTTTTGCTGAATCCACCAGAGTAAAGTTTCTCCAGTGAATGTCCTTTCACAAGTGTTCCAAGTTTTAGGTTCTGCTTGTATCAGATAATGATCTAATACATCGAAATTTTCATCTGCTGGTACTATGCCGATTTGAGTAATAGCAGCATCATTTCTTCTACCTAATGTTTCTATATCTATAATAATATGTTTTGCCATTTTCATAATCTAAACCATTTAAAGATGATAATAACTATTTGATACCCTTGCGCCCAAATCGAAGCAGCCCACGGCATCCGGCTTTAAGAAGCGTTTCTCTAACTTCTCCAAAGCCTCTTTATACTTCTGCTCCATGTGCTTGCAATGAAGTCTCTGAGCTAATTTAAGTTGCTCGACAACACCCTTGCGAGCAACTCTATATTGTTTATCCGACATCATAGCCTTATTCGTTCACATAGTTGATAACATGCTCTTGAGCTTGCTCATGCAAGTTATCAAAAGCGTCTTCTATAACTTTGGCTGTCTGATCGCCATTAAGGTTCTCCAACATTTCGCCAACCACTTCTTCCATCGAGCTCATTGGTAATGAGCAGAACTTATCAACTAAAAAGCTCTTCTGTTCACTGATGGTCATATTATCGAATAAATCCGATAAATCTACTTCAACTTTATAATCTGCCATAATCTTAATCGAAAATATGATGGTTCAACTTTCTCTTTCTGAGGTTTCTCTTAATCACTTCCATATCCTTGTGGTCGTTAGTGTGGTCCGCAAGAAGCTTGATGATTTCATAGATGTCATTTGCGTTATCCTCCAGGTTGGCGCAAATTTCCTCGTCACCGAAGAAACTCTTATTAAAGGGTTTCAAATGGAAGTAGTACTTTTTGGCAGCATCCTGCATCTGAGTGTAGTGCATCTTCTGCTCTTGTTTGTACTGAACGCTTAACATCCTAAACATGCCCTGTTCATCCTTGATGAGCTGATCCAACACATCTGTTACCATTGCAATCAAGCAGCCATTGACCTGCAGGCGTTGAATAATCTTTTCCTGCTTCAAGCCAGATGTTACACCAAGCTCTGAGAGTGTAACCTTCAAATCGTTTACTGTAACTTTCTCTTTTCCCATTGTCTTACTTTTTAATTATCAAACCATAAACCTGCATATCTCCATTCCCAATGAAGGCAAGTGTCATTAGGCTTCTTGCCTTCACTATAGCATATCTCGGAAGCTATGCAATTACTACATATATGCTTCATAATCATGGAAGTTTAGATACCAAATAATCTATCTCCTTATCCGTAAGCTCCAAATCGTTCTTACGCTTGAACTTGATGATGGCATCTACTCCGACCTCGCCTTTAACCAACTGATAGATGGCATCCTCATCAAATCCCTTATCTAGGTCCTTGATAAGTTCCATTCCTAAATCATAGATTTTCTGTTGAATCTCCTTTTTGAGGTCTGCGTTAATTCGCTCTAAAGCTTCTGCTTTTTGACTGAATCCGCATCCGCCCTCAATGGCGAAGTCGTTACTGATGTTCTGACACATCTGATCAATGTCCTTGCTACCGAAGAACTGAGCGAAATAGGTATCGCCCTTCAAGGACTGTAGAATATCGATTTCTTCTTGCTTTGTCATAACTAATCCTCCTTTCTTTATTTATCAAATTCTTCACGCAACTCAATAAGTTTGTTTGTGAAATAAACCATAGTTTCTTTCAAAAGTGAAACCATGTCTTTGTGATTGAGTATGTCTCCAACCGCTGTGTAGTACTTAAGATTATCGTTCGCCTCAATAAGGTCAAATTCTCCACAGCTTGCCACATTGGTGTTGAAAGACTCTTCCTGGAAATTACCAACTTTAGCTTGATAGCGAATCACCAGGTCTCTGTCTCTTTCGACTCCTTTCAAGTTCAAGTGGACGATAAGTGACTTATAGCCTAAGTCTATACCCTCTACCTCCCAATCAGGGCAAACTGAAATGATGTCCTTTATCTTCTTTGTGGCTGACTCAAACATATTCTCGATGTTCTTTCTAACCTCTGCCTTCTTTGTTTCAACTGAATTGTTCATAATCTTTATAATTTTAATTGGTTCAACTTATAAGGTAGGCTCTGGATAGTCAAAAGTACTACCTTTTATCTATATGCAAAGGTACGAAAATTTTCTGATATATGCAAATTTACCAACGATTATTTTAGTTAAAAATACTAAAACTATTAAATATATGCGAATATATCCGTAATTTTGCCAAATCAAAACTTCGAAGATTATGATAGATTTTAATGAACTTTTTAAAAGAAATGACGTTGGCAGCATCATAGGAGAGCTGAAACAACGCGTGTTGGATATTCCACTTTGGAGTACTCTGTTATCTGAGTATGAGCCTATGCTCCATGAAATCGTAGAAGACCACGTAGGCAGACAGGACAGAACGCTTGATGACGGAGTGGTAGAAAAGGCAGCTAGATTACCTATCGGATTGGAGAAACTTCTTACAAGAAGAATCTCTGAGTTCACAATGGCTATACCGGTCAAGCGTGTATATACGTATGATCAGGCTGACGAGGAACTGAAGACGATTGTGCGTGCAATCGAGAAAATCTACACCTGTGCACACATTGATGCCGTGAACATGCACAGAGCAAAGTGCTATTACGCCTCTTGCCAGATGTTCACACTTTGGTACACGCAGAAGAAGCCTAACAAGCTCTACGGCTTCGACAGTCAGTACAAACTGAAATGTAAGACATTCTCTCCAATGGACGGAGTTGACATCTATCCTTACTTTGATGAGTATGACGACTTGCTTGCTCTGTCATTCGAGTATAAGCGTAAGGTTACTGACACAGAGCACACCTTCTTCGAGACCTATACCGCAGACCATCATTACAAGTGGGACCTGTCTTCAGACGACGAAGAGTCCGGATGGAATTTGGTGGATGATAATGAGATTTCTATCGACAAGATTCCAGCCGTGTTCTGGTACCGGCACAAGCCATGCTGGGAAGGATTGAAACCTATCCGTGAGAATATCGAGTACACCATTTCCCGAAACAGCGATGTTGTGGCATACAATTCCGCTCCTGTCTTGAAGATTGCCGGTGCCATCGTTGGAATGGAGCGAAAGGGAGAGAGCAAGAGGGTGTATAGAGTCAGCGAAGACGGCGATGTTAGCTACGTGTCTTGGCAGCAGGCTATCGAGGCTCTTAAGTATCACGTTGACACTCTCGTCAAGCTTTTCTTCATGCAGTCTCAGATGCCGGACATCAGTTTCGAGAACATGAAGAGCCTTGGCAATATCGGCTACGATTCGAGAAAGACACTCCTTATGGATGCCCATCTTAAGATAGGAGAGGAGACTGGCGCCTGGATTGAAGGCTTCGAGAGAGAGGCCAACGTCATAAAGGCGTTCCTTTCCAAGATGAACACGAAGTGGGCAGCTAGAATGGATGAGATTACTATAGAGCACATCATCACTCCATTCATCCAGGAGGATGAGAATACCCAGATTGACAAATGGCTTAAGGCTAACGGCAATAAGCCTCTCGTCAGCCAGAAGGAATCTATCCAGCGTGCCGGTCTTTCCGATGATCCTGACAGGACTTTCAACGAGATTCAAGGAGAAGAGGAAGTAGAGGCCACAAGAACAGCAGCTTCTATGCCTAACTTATTCTCGGAGGAATAGCTATGAGAAAGAAGAAGGAAGAAGAGGAACGGCACTTCTGCCGTGAGTGTGCTCATGCTACTGACTTCCATAGTATGAGCCTTAAAGGTCAGCCTATCCTAGCCAAATGCCCATATCAAGAATGGAGCGTTCTTCTCAACTGGGATTGCTGCAAACACTTTAAAATGAAATTGTATGAAAAAGCCAAAACTGCCTAATCAGAAAAAGGCATATAAAGACCTTGGCAAGAGACTGAACGCTTATACCCGGAAAATCATTTCCATCTATGAGACTCTTGCCAAGGAGTCCGCTAAAATCGCCACCTCCACCGACTTCGATGGGGATGGCGAGTTCTCTTTTGGTGATTACCCTAGAACAGAAAAGAAGGTGAACGCCTTGCTGGATTACTATTCAAACAATATGCAGGCATTGGTCTATGATGGAATATCGGACGAATGGAAAAACAGTAACACGCTGCAGGACCTACTTGCCAAAAGGGTAATCGGTACCTTTACTAGGAAGATAGCGGACGCAAAGCAGAAAGCTTACTTTGAGCACAACAACGCGGCAAAGAAGGCTTTCATAGAGAGAAAGATTAAAGGTCTCGGTCTTTCAGAAAGAATATGGAACCAGAGAGCTGATGTAAAGGAGGCTCTGGAGAAATCTCTGTCTGTCGGCATAGAGAAGGGTATGAGTGCTGTTAAACTCAGCAAGAAGGTCAGCAAATACCTTAATGATTATCCATCACTTGCCAAAGCCTATAAGAAGAAATACGGCAAAGCCATAACCATTCAGAACTGCGAGTACAGAAGCGTGCGTCTGGCACGTAACGAGATAAACATGGCCTACCGTTCTGCCGAGCAGGAAAGATGGGCTAGGATGGACTACATTAAAGGCAAGGAGATAAAGACAACCAACAACCCAAGTCATAAGCACGATATGTGTGATTTGCTTGCAGGTGTCTATCCGAGTTATTTTCCTTGGGTTGGTTGGCACGTGAATTGTATGTGCTATGCCATCCCGGTAATAATGAGTGAAAAGGAGTATTGGAGCGGTAAACAACCAAGCAATGCTATGCCTAAGAACTTCACAAATTGGGTAAATGATAATAAAGATAAGGTGAAGCAATCATCCTATATCACCCAATACGCTCGCTCTGAAAGGTCACAAAGGCAAGTTCGAATAGCTGCACAGAACTCACCAGAGGTAAGGGCAAGACTTCGAGAATTCATTAATGAGACAATGCAAACAAAATTTAGAGAGGTAGAGCTACCAGACGGTCAAACGGCTAGAAGACTTTATCTCAATAATAATAATGAGGAATTTGTGGTAGGACGAAATTTCTTTTCTGAAACGATGGCAAAGAATATTAGAAATAGAAGACTTAGCGAAACAATACAAATTGCAGCCGATGTAAACGAATGGTTTCCTACAGCAACATTTGACAGGATTGAGGAAGGTAACCATCATGATTTTCAGTTCAAAGTATTCCATGCTACTTATCAAGGAAAACGAATAGAATGTAAGGTTAAACTTACAAGTGAAAATATCCTTTATACTATGAGATTACTAAACTAAAAAACAAGGGATTGGAAACCCTCCCGAAGTCTGCATCCGAAGACCGACGTGTGAGAGGTCTATCCAATCCCTATTTATCTTTCTCCTTTACCGCTGCAAAGGTAATATTTTATTTTGGAAAATCCAAATCTTTTTCCGAATTTTAATTGGTTCAAGCCCTCGCTGGTTTATTTGATACCTTGTAAGTCTCGAAGACTAAGATTAAATCCCAGGTTTGAATTACAAGTTCTGTCTGTTGGAAATCAGAGAGTTAGATTTGAGATAAGCGATAAACTTATCAAGCATTCTTGACGTGCGCTCTCTAATATCCGTTTCTGTAAAATCTGTCAACGTCTGTGACAGCATTCGTAATTCGTGTATCTTAGTTCCAATCCTCTCGCCTGTGGATTTGAACTCACCATTATAATACTTAATCTTGTCAGCAAATCTGTAATCGGATGCCCGAATATTAACTCTTCGCTCCAATACCGATTTGTTTCCCAACATTTCAAGAACCTCATCACTCGACAATCCACCTTCCTTGACTTGTCTGTTCCTTGGGAAGATGTGTTCAATATCATATGTTGCGTCAAGAGGAAGCAATTCCTGGCTATCGAAAGAGAATGCCCACCACACAATCATCGACTTCGTAATCGCACGAGTGTTTGAAAAACTGAAGTTGGTGAATTGCGAACGGAACAATTCCTCTTGGAATAGATAGTTCTCGAAAGCAACCTCTTTGTTCTCTATGATATTCACCATCTCATTAAATACTGGTGCTCGCAAGGCCGTTATTCCTGGGTTACTGATAGCGTATGCCCAGATAAAGCCTATCAAACGATTCAAGAACAGATAGAACTTCTCGTTGTCTAGCATATTCTCAGCATTCTTATAGTGCATGAAATATACCGATACAATATAAGTCCATAAGCTGTTAGGCGCATAATTCAATACAAACAAGCGCTTTAGTACATCCACGGAAAAACGGTCTTCGTTCTGAGAATATACATCTTTCCAGAAGTCCGCAAGCAAGACTAGATTCTCTAAAGTCTGCTCTCGTCGAAGTAGAACATATCCATCTTTCTCATAGAACTTGCGAAGTCCTTCTGTCATAGAACTACGATTAGTCAGCAAAGCTCTCTCGTAGTACATATAGCGTGTAAACAACTCATCCAAAGGTGTTCCACGATATGGGTGGAATATTTTGGTAACGAGTTCGTCAAGCTCTTTCCATGTAGTGATAAACTCTTCCTTCTTTCCGATGGATGAGTAGAACTTATAGAGCTGTGCCTTGAAGATGTCTGAGTCAGACAATGGCTTACCTCTATCATTAAGCGTCGAGAATATCCTAAGAGCAGTATCTTGCGATTCTGCCTCTATTGGAAGTAGCACACAGTTATTGAGAATGCGAGCTGGATATAATGCAAAGAAAGAAGGGTATTCTTCAATGAATTTTCCTATCTTGTCTTGAAAGTATCTGAAGTTGGTCGCATACCGACTTTTTCCTTCTGATGTTCCTTTCCGGAGTATATCCATAAACTCTTCCTTGTCGTTATCAGTTGCAACCTCCGAATTTATCTTCAAGTCGTTTGGATCATACTCTCCGAACTCATTTGCTCTCCAAATGCACTTTTCTATGTCCTCTCGCATCTTGATTGAACGATTGTCTTTCATGTGCTCCAGGCGATTGTAGAAAGCTCGCAGTAAGAGAAGCAAGGTCGTAAGACGCTGCTGACCATCAATGATTTCAAGTTTCCCTTCGTCATTGCGGAATGTTACTATAGGACCGAGAAAGTAACTCTCTGAAGAATCGAAGCTGTCGCAGTTGTTATTTGGGAATGAAAAGGAAAATAGGTCTTCCCATAATACCTTACATTCGTCTTCTCCCCAAGCATACGGACGCTGATAATCAGGAATCAAGAACGTCGCTTTTTTATCTTGAAAAAGATACTTTACGTTCTTTTGATCTACTATAAGCTTTGATGACATAACAATTACATTCTACTTTTCATCAAACTCACCTTTCTCATCAAGATAGCGTACAGCTGCTTTCACGATAAACGAGAATCCTCTGAGAACAAAAGAACCTACCAAGCAAAGCAATGAGTCAATAACGTAGCTAAATGCTTGTATACCACTAATACTTGAACTTTCATATCCATAACCGCCAGAAGTATTCAAGGCGTTTATCCAAGTTATAATTGAAACTATTATGGCTATAAATGAAACAACAGCTAAAATGTTCGAGATAGTTCCAAGATGGTTTCCTACCTGTGGAACAAATTTTCTATTTCCCATATGATGCGCCCGTCATGCCGGTAGCTAAGCTTTAGTTAATAATCCGTCTATCAGATTAATAACGCATCATATGGTACTTTATTGTGTTGAACCAAAAAAATCTAAATTTTTTTGAGTGCCTTTTCTCGCCCTGCATTCAGCTGGCGGTACTCATTGAAGTCTTTGTAATGTTCGACTTTTCCGTAAAGCTTCGGGTGGTCCATCATCTTATCAATCATTTCATTGGAGAACTCGTGATATCCGAACTCATGGTCTCCTTGGACGGAACCCATTCCCTGGCTTCTCGACGGCTTGTAATTATAGGTAAAATTGATGCCTCCCTCATAGGAGTATCTAGCAAGGCTATACGACAGGAACTTACCGTCCTTTCTTAAGATGTACCCATACGTCTGTGTCAAGCTAATGACGCGATATCCCAGCTTCTTGATTTCCTCCAGATTGTCTTTCATACGCATCATGCTAATGTCCTCTGAAAAGCGCACATTTCTTACATTGAACTCGCTGTGTGAATTGATGTGCAAATTGAGCATGTCGATATCCCAATCATCCGGGTATATGAATTTTACCAATCTCTGCAGCCCTCTCTTATAGTTAATAAGAACCGCAAGAGTTGACTTTGGCTCATAATTTCTCTTAATCTTAACCTTTACTTCCATAGTTATTTCTTCTTGAATTTATAGTTTGGGCAGCTTCTCTTGTTTCCCATCACAAGCAGTACCGGGAACAGCAGACCGTGCCTGCAACCATTTCCGTGCTCGTCAGCAGCCTCGCAAGAGAAGCAGCCGTAATACTCGTTAATATTTAATGCTGCCATTATTCGTAATCCCTAATGTTCAACAATACTGGAAATCTCGGCACTCCAGCGTCAGAATAACCTTGATGCTGAACAGTCGCCGCCATACCTATCAATTCTTCCTTGTCGGCTAAGTATTGAGCTCTGAGTGACCTTGAACCTACCGGGCGGGCACAGAACTCGTACTCTCCACACTTCAGTTTGAATATAGCGGTACCTGCATCATTGCCCTCCGCTTCCAAAACATCGACCACCTTGAACTCTGTCGTGTCGAACGATTTCAGCTTCATAAGGTCATTGCTTCTGCCCTCGGTATAGATTCCATCTGCATTTCTGATAATGGCACCCTCGTAACCGGTGGAAACGAATATCTTGTGCCATCGCTTGATGTCCTTCTCTGAATGGGCAACGAAAGTCTGCGTAAGGTACACCGGTCCGTTTGGATCAATGGAAGCAAACTCATCCTGCAGAACTTTCCATCTGGCAGAAAAGCTTCCCGGAATCTGTGCATCGTAGATAACCATACGTAGCTTGTCAGTCATAGCAGAACGGCACTTGACGGCAGAACATATCTGCTGGAAGGTCAATTCCTGGTGGTTGTATATCTCCCCATCCAAAGGAAGCATACCGCGGTGTTTCTCTCCCCAAGCCTTAATCTGAGGAACATCATATTCCTTACCGCCTCTCGATGTGAGGTGAACCTCACCACCTTCTCCTTCATGAAGGACGCATCTAACTCCGTCATACTTAGGCTGGGTAAAGCAAGGAAACTTCGTCTGTGACGGATAATATCTTGTTGCTAACATTGGTTTCATACGCTACTTAATATCTGAGGTTATTTTAATTCTCAATGGAGTACCATTCACTCTGTGCGTGACGAAAGACTCCAGGTCCGTATAGAAGCTACTATAGCACTCTACACTAGAGCTTTCTACTTCAATGGTGATAATCTTTTTCATAGCCATTTCCCGTATCTTCTATGAATCTCATCGTAAATGTAGGCTCCGCTCGTATGCGAAGCACTGAACATTAAGATGATGTCGTTATTTACCTTAATCTGATTTGTCCTGACAACCTTATCGTTCTTGACGTGGTCGCAATAGACCGTGTTGCAGGAGTGATATAGGCGCATCGTGCGCCCATATCTGTCAGTTCCTATATTCTCTTTGTACATGGCTAGTCCTCCAAATCTACATCAAAAGCAGCCTTAATAACACCCTTGATGTCCTCTGTGAAACCGCAAATTCCGTTATACTCCAGCCAATGATCCAGCAACTCCGTGTTAGTCATTTCGGCTACTTCACTCTCACTATACTCTGCCTCTTCTACGAGGTACTTCATCAAATCATTCTTATCCATATTACTTGATTTTATTGATGTCACAAACTAATACATTACCTACTATTACGTCTCTGATGCCTGCTATGTTCACAAGCATCGTGGCGTTCTCGTTCTGAGGAAGGTCGTAAACCTTGCCTTCCTCATTAACTACCATTACCTGCGACTTGCTGAGTCGGACCAACTCGATGTGGCCACCTACAAATCCCCTCAACTCCTCCAATGAGAAATCCGTTCCGTTGGATGGCTCCACATTCTTCTGGGCGCCATCCGTGAATATTACTGTTGACAACATAGGCTAATCATTCTCTTTGCATTGTTAATAGAAGATGTCTGTGTCTGACCATCGATATAGACGTATCTCTGACCGAACACATCCTCGAAAACTTGTATGATGTGCTTCTTGTATTTGAGAAGCTTAGTTTCAAAAAGACCGTTCATAATCTTTATAATTTTAATTGGTTCAACTTATAAGGTAGGCTCTGGATAGTCAAAAGTACTACCTTTTATCTATATGCAAAGGTACGAAAATTTTCTGATATATGCAAATTTACCAACGATTATTTTAGTTAAAAATACTAAATTGTAATACACTGATAATCAAATAATTAAGGCGCTTACTCTCACGAGCAAACGCCTATCTAACATGGTTTAAAAAAGAAATTACAAGAAACCGCCACGTCTGAGCTGTGCATCGGTAGCATTGTTAAGCCACTCCTCGCACTTCTCTATGATGCCCGTACAAGCGTCCGGCGCATCATCGTGAGCGTTATATCCTTCCTTTCTGTAGGATTTCATATCGTGGGCGAACTCCGGCCACAACTGTTCCCAATTAGAAGGGAAAACTAGTTTATTGTTTACCTCGCTGGAGCGGGTGAAGATTCTAATCTGTTTGTTCTTCGATTGCGTGAACGTTACGAACTGGGTGATTCTGTTTCCGTGTTCCCTTGTTATGCGCTCGACATTGCGGGCATAAGAGCGGCCACCATTGTTACTTTCAACGAAACACACGTCTGTCTGATTGCGCTTAACCATATTGGCTTGCGCTGGTTCCGTGTATTCCATCGGTCGCTTGGTGTATAGAACATCGGTAACATAGTAGCCGTCATCGTGTGCATCGAAGCATATAGAGCAAAGGAAGTCGAAACCGGTATCTGCCGAGTCGGTGTAGTTGCCAATCATTCTTGCATACCTTCTGTCCGGCAGCTCATCGTATGTTCTGAAGGCATGGTACATAAGACCTTCCATAGGGGTTGGGTTCTGCATGTACTGTGTCTCAAATACGAACTCGCTGGCATGCTTGATTTTATACAGCTCCTCCAGCGTATGCTTCCACGGCCACAAGGCTCGCTCCTTTCCGTCCTCGTCTGTCTGTATTACCGGGAGGGAGACAACTTTCCACTCATTTGGCTCAATCTCTTGAAGGTAACCGCACAAGTCGTGCTCGTGCAACCTCTGCATGACGATGATAATTGGCGTATGACGTGAGTTTACACGGTTACGGATGGTTGTCTCGAAACGTCTGTTGATAGACTCTCTGACGTTATCGGACAAAGCATCGTCCGGTCGTAAAGGGTCATCGATAACTATGGCTCCCGAAAAGTGACCGGGGTTGAACGTAGCCATAAACTTATCCATGTTCTTTATGTCTTCTTCGGTCCAGTCTGGCTGACCTGCACCAAAACCTGTGATCTGACCCAAGGTAGATGTAGCATACTCACCACCACCTGCCGTTGTGCTCCATTTTGATCTTGTGTTATCGTTCTTTCTGATTTTGACATTCGGGAATAGTGTTTGAAAATATGTGGAAGTTATCGTGTCCTTGACTGCCATTGAATTGTCCTGGACGAGACTTCCGGAATAAGATATATGAAGAAACTTTGAAGCAGGGTTCAGCGCAAGACCATATGCGATAAACATCTGTGAACACAATAGTGTCTTTCCGTAACGAGGGCTGATATTGATAATCAGCTTATTCGTCTTTCCCCTTATCACATCCATGAGCGCATCACATATAATCCTGTGATGTTCGCCTATTACATACTCACGTCGAGCAGTATAGGCGAACATCTTAGTAGTGAATTGCAGCAGGGACGATGCCACTAACTGCTTATGAAGAAAACGTTGTTTCTCAAAGTCCATTTATCTTCTGTAATTCTTTAATATCATCCAAGGACAGTTTAGGGAACTTGAAGTCCTCGCCATCCTTGCCAGTTACTTCTTGAATATGCTTGTCTGCCAATCCGTTGAGCCTTGCAACAATGCTGGAATCAAACTGATGAAGCATGGCACCATCAATCTGCTGGGCCATCACGACATTCTCAATCTGTGTTATCACCTGCTCAAAGCCTGGTCTCTTAAGATTACCTCTCTTGAAATCCGCCCATTTCTGAACGATGCCACAGAAAGCACAAAATCCGACAAGAGTATAGGCTCTTCTGAAAACCCTTACCTCTTGTCTCATGGAATTTGTGGATTTGCCGCTGCCGCCTGCAATGGAGTTGCTACCAGTCTTTTGCTGCCAAGGGTCATTTTCAACATCATCACAGTAAGCTACAAACTTATCCCATAATTCCTGAGAAGACTTAATCTTGTATGGTCTTCCAACAGGATTGGGGATTCTATGTACGAAAGACTTTACTTTCGGCTGTGATGATTCATCTGTCATGGCTTCTTAACTTTTACTAGTTTACCGCAAGCGGAACAATTATACTCATAATACTCTGAAGGCTTGACCTGGATATTCTCCTCAACGCCCTTCATTTCCTCCTTGAACTTCTGGTCCTTCTGGGCTTCCGTTACGACCTTCTTAGCCGTATGGTTAGTCTCAGCCTTTGAAGGTGCGGCCGCAGGCTTCTGTTCCTTTGGCTTAGCGTTGAGTCCAAGCATACCGGCAATGCTCTCATCGAAAGCAAACTGAATACTGTTAGGATCACCGAGATAGGAGAGCTCCTTGCGAAGCTTCTTCTCGTTCCAAGTGGCGAACTCGGACGTCTTGTCATCAGCGATTCTATACTGCTTAATCTGCTCGTCAGTCAGATAGTCAACACGGATGCATGGAACCTTATCCATTCCCAATGCCTTAGCAGCCTTATATACACCGTTACCGGTTACAATCACGTTGTTCTTGTCAACGGAAATAGGCAGAGTGATGCCGAAATCCTTGATGGACTGCATGATTGCCTGTACTGCCGTCTCGTCGGTCTTGTGCGAACCGTCATGAGGCACGATACTGTCAATAGGTAACTCAATTACCTTGTCATTAATCTTAATCTCTTCCATACCTGTTAATCCTCAATTTCTATTGTTTCCATATTTCCGCAATATGGGCAAACGACCTTCATATAATGTGAACCGTCCTCGCGCTCTTTGAGAACGAACAAATCCTTGGCAGGGTCTTCCTCCTCCTCATCAGAAGAAGCTTCCTCGCTTTCGCCAGCCTCTTCATTGGATGGAGCCTCGAAATTCTCCTCATCAACCTGAGAATAGTCATCCTGGAAGCCACCATACTCTTCTGCCTGCTGGTTGATGCTGTCGAGGGAGAAGTTGAGCATCTGATTGATGTCCTCAAAGAAGAATGCCTGCATATCGGTAGGAACCCCCATGTTGCGCAATTCCTCCAAAAGCTGGTCTTTATCAAAAGAAGACTTCTCTGCCAGCTTGTTATCGAGGATGCGGTACTTCTTTGCCATTTCGTCGTCCATATCCGAGTAAACGACAGGAACGAACTCCATGCCCAACTGGTAAGCAGCCACGTATCTTGTGTGACCGGCAATGATTACACCTGCCTTATCAACGAGGATAGGCTTAACGAATCCAAAACGCTTGATACTCTCCTTCGTAGGCTCAACCGCATTCGTGTTGTCACGAGGGTTGTCATAGTAAGGAAAGATTTCACTGAGCTTAACTGACTTTACTTTCATTTCTTATCCTCCTTCTTCTTGGCTGTCTCTCTTGCTACGCGTCTCTCATCGACAACCTTTTCGATAGCCGCATTATACTTATAGCTCTTGAAAATCTTGGCGAAACCGGTAACATACTTAAGTTTTACAAGCTCTTTCTGCTCCAGACCTACCTTTTCGCAAATCTCACGCTCAGACACACCATCTCTGAGCATATTGAAGACGATGTTTACCATTCCGTCTACAGAGTGACTTCCACGGGCACGATTGTGTCTTACGGTTGATGCCATACGCTGGTCGATGTCCTTGTCTAGGACTACAATCGGAAGCTTTCCACCACATCGCTCATTGATGTCCGCAAACTTGCGAATAACGAGGTTTCTGTGGAAACCGTCGATGATTACATACTTCTGCAGCTTCTCGTCCCAAATAGTAACGATAGGCATAGTGTAACCGTCTTCCCTCACGGATGTATAGAGAAGGCGCATTTCCTTATCTGCCACATGGTTAGGGTTGTAGTTGTTGGCTACAACCATATCCTTGTCAACCCAAAGAACGCAATCTACAGGGTTGACTTTCTCCGGAGATAAGGAACTGATATACTTTCTGAGGTCGTTCAAAAACTGCACCTTATCCTTGGCAGCATCAAACTCCTTCTTGATGTTCTCTTGAAGATTCATATTCCTTATTAGCTTTTTCTATTTTAACATAATTGTCGCTCAAATACTGACGCAAAGAACGCTCTACGCTCTGAATGCGCTTCATTCCGAAATCTTCCGCAATGACGCAGACAGCGCTGGTATAACCAATCTGATGTATTACGTAATCAATGCACTCCTGGCAATGACCGGCTTTAGCTACATTTCTCTTCTTGGCGGAACGGTAGCCTTTCTTGATAGTCTCCGCATTCTTCTTGTCTTCACAAAGATTGTCTGCGAGATAATCAACGTATTCATCCCAATCCTTGAAATAAGGTGGCAAGTTGTAGCAGTATGTTGCCACTTCGTTAAAGACGTGTACAGATGTATTGACGTTTGCCACTCTTCGCACCAGCTTGTCGTAGAACCATGGATCCACTTCCTTAATGAAACCTAAGTCGCGGATAGCCTGCTCATGAATGAGGGAACTAACTCGGCACGCTCTCAGCGGCTTCTGCGTGAACTGATAGTTGTAGAGCTTGCAGTACGGAAGCTTGTTGCTGAAGATGTAATACCATACATCATAAACCTTCCAATCCCAAATAGGGTAGAGTACCAGACTTCTCGGTGTGCCGTCTTTATAATATCCGCCACCACCTCCCCATGTAATACCTGGAAGGCACTCGCCTCTAGTAAGACCCGACAATCGTGCCGGCGACTCCTCGATACGGACACCACCTAAAGTTAGGTAGTCTTTGCCGAAGAGCATTCTGTGTACCTGGTCGAGGGTCTTGGAGAAATACTGATTGTGAGGGATTTCTAAATCACCATAAGAATCCGGTTCCTTCTCACGAATCCATTTTTCTCCTGGCCCCCATACATTGAACCATTCTCCCTTTGAGGCATTCCATTCCTGGAAGTATGACTGAATCCAATATGGCTCAACCCACGGCAAGTGCATGATGTATCGTATGTACTCGATAGTCATTGGAGTCTCTGCCTCTTGGTCTAGGAAGAGGACGGGAATCTTTTCAATTCCCATCTCCTTCATAACCTCGTGCGCAAGGTTGAGAACCACGGTAGAGTCCTTTCCTCCCGACATCGTCACGACAATCTTACGCTTACCATAAAACTCCCGAAAGATGTATCTGAATCTTTCAAGAGCTGCCTCATAAACGTTTTTGTCACTGTAAAATATCATTTCTTTCTATTGTTTAATAATACCTTGTCGCTGGAATTACTGAAATGGGTGTCAAGGTAATTCTTAAGCCTACCCATCATTTCATTATTGTTGTGGCCGCGAGCGGCATTGTGCATGATTGTTGCATATCTCAACTTCTCTTCGTCGAAATCAACAAAGCATACAGGAACCATCTCATATCCGATGACGCAGGCGGCGCGGTATCTGTTCTCTCCGTCAACAATCTGCATCGTCGAGCGGTTGACAACGATAGGCTGAGTAAATCCGAAATATAGCAACGATTTGATGAGAAGGTCGAAGCTGTCTGCATCATGCGTGTTAGGGTTATAGTCATTCGGATAAATGTCATCAACCTTGACGTATTCAATATGCAGCGGCTTCACCTGCTCAACCTCGATATTGTCCTTCGCCAATTTCAAGGCTAGATTTTCCTTAGAGTTTTTTGTATTCATCGAGAAATTCCTTGTTTACGATTTCCTTAACCCAATCCTTGCTTGACTTAGCCAAATAAGGATTTTTGAACTCACTCTCCCAATCTACAGACTCTACATCAAACTGGTTGTCGTAGGTCTTGCTGTTTCGAGGAATGCCACCTACGGCGCCTGGATTGTTGAACGTGCTTCTGTATGCACCGAAATGCTGAACCAGACCGGGAACGATAGCGTAAAGGTCGATACCCTTTGCCTGAAGGTATGCCTTAAGGCGCGAATCATCATAACGTGTCTGATCATCCGTCATCTTGTTTGAAGTTTCAACAAAGTCCTTGGCTAGGTCATTTGGATATACGCTAGCCTGCAGCCAGAAATTAGTCTTTGTAGAAATAACGTGCTTGCCCTTTGCGTAACAATCAGTATAGTCACCATTTGTAGGATTGTAGAAACTGATAACATTGTTTTCGGGAGCAAAAGAGAGAATATGTAAAATCTTGGCAAGAATGTTGCGGTCAAAGGTAATGTCATCGTGGATAATCATGCGATGGGTTCCTTCCGCTACCTCTTGCGTCAACGCTTGGGAATAATTGTCCCAAAGACCCTTACCTCGGTCCATAGAGATACTGACAGGAATACCATAAGGCTTCGTGCTGGTCTCTATCAACTTCTTAAGGTATTTGCCCTCACGTTCTCGCTTCGGAACATTGAGGATGATAATCTGAGAGAGTTTAATCATATGCGTAATTATTTAGTTACTGTCCATTCTCCACCTCGCTTGGCTACCTTGCTTATGGCTACAGCCAAACGGTTTCTGTTCATATCGCTACCATAGAAAACCTTACCTGCGGCATAGGCTGCTTGGGCAACAAGTCCTTGACCCATGAAGAAGTCTGTGATAGAGCTGAACGGAACATCCTTACAAATCTTGAACACCGCATCCCATTCATCCATTCCCTGGAGTCCCCAGTCTTCTGCCTGCTTGGTGCCTTGGATAATCCAGCACTTGCAATCTGGCTTATGATAATAGGTATTCTCGTAGATTTTTACATGAGGGAACAGCGATTCTACCATAGGAACCAACTGTTTCTTATTTCTGTAGAAGCACTCGACGAATAGTCTGTCCGGATTAATCTGCTCGATGCACCTCTTGATGTGGGCAACGAACTCGTCAAAATTATCAACCGGGCATTGCTTCTCCGCCTTGGTATAATACGCTTTGAGGACACCTTTACTTCCTGCCGGGTCGATGAATACACAATCGGCATTCTTTGAAAACTCCGGAAGCCCCAAAGTAATATCGGCAATGGTAATCTTGCTACCATTGCCTAAACTGTAAATCTCGCCTTCTGTGATGGGGTATTTGTCAATACTGCCATCATAACGCAAACCTTTCTGTGATGTCATACGCAATTTACTATTAAATAATTGTGATACTCTGATACGTTTTCTTCACCAAAAAGACTGCACAAGACCTTCTTTGAATAGAAAAAATGTCTGAACTCCACATCACACTTCTCATAAGTGACCGGATGATATTTCTCCTTGTAGAACATCAAGAACTTGCGAGCCTTGCACTGCGATATTGCCAGAACGGCATAACGGGAAAGATAAGATGGGGAACCGAACAATGCTACGATATTGTCGAAATTCCTGCAATCTAAACTCTTTCCGTCGAAAGGCTCACATACAACCCTATCCTTATAGGCTGGGTATTTGTTAGTGAACTGCTCCAACATTCCTTTACTAGGATCAATTCCTAGATATTCCTGTGGGTCGATTTTTGCAATCTCTGTCAGCAAGCCGGTACCACATCCGATGTCTAGGATAGAACCGCTGAGAGGTGGGAGCATTTGCCCCACCTCACGGTTCTCAACGAGACTCATTTCATCACGAAACAAAGTGTCGTACTTACTTGCTATTTTATCATACTGGGAATAATTCATTTTCTACTGTTGCCTGTTGCCAGGTGATTTTTTTACTTGAAATGGTTACGAAATTCTTGTGATTGTATATGTTACAATTCGGGAACATCGATTTCAACTGCATTCTGTCATAGGTGAAATGGTGCATTTCCTCGAACTCTGCAGGGGTGTAGTCATCCTTGTAGAACATAAGGCAATAATCCAAACCACTCTCGCCCAGTTTGCGGAGATACTGAGGCATGAAGTAGGAAGCGGTACCGAAAAGAGCAACCACAACGCTGTCTGCCGACATCCATTTCTTTATCGCCTCCTCAAAAGAAATAGTAGAACATCTTCGGAAAAAACCAGAGGTCTTCTCCCTGAACTGCTTGATTGCTTTCTTGCTAGGATCAACTCCATAATACATCTCCGGCTTTATCTTGGTGTAGGCGACGAAGTCTCCGTTTCCGATGCCTGCCTCGAAAAATCTTCTGTCCTTGAACGTGAACATGATAGATTTTGCCATCACGTCCATTTCCTGATTCGAATAGATTCGCGGTACCGGCCACTCCAGGAAGTCGAACTCGTTGAAAACCTTCTGTCTGTTCAAAATCCAAGTAGTCTCGAATGGGTCACCCATCGTCCAATACTTGTAACCATCAATGTAAAGGTAAGGGAAATTATACTTCCCCCATCTTTCATGGACTCCATTGTCTCGCTGTGCGCTGACGAAGTAATAGAACTCGTCGTTTGTCAATGCGCACTTGTCTCTGTGAATGTACTCATGAGGAACGTCTATCATTGAAGTGGCCCATTGCCACTTACAACGCTTGATGAACTCTCTGAGCTTACTGTAATCGTATTCCATCGCTGCAAATTTAATAAAATATTTAATGATTAAATATCTAAAATCTAAAATTAACTATATTTTAACATAAAATTGTACATATATGCGGCTTGGATAGTCAAAAACACCGCAAAATAGGCTCTTCTCATACGCAAAGGTACGAAAAAATCTCGATATATGCAAATATATCAAACGGAAATTTTAGCCAAAAATACTAAAAATTACGCCGTTCTACTAGCCCTGTTCGGGAGCCTGGATTCTATCTGCCACAGATTATCTTTGATAAGCTTCAGAATGGTATCGTGAAAAGCGGAATTGATGTTTCCGTGGCCCTGGCATTGAACAACGGTAACATCGGCTAAGTTTACCTCGATTGTCTCCATACGCTGCCCGTTTACCTTGGCAGAAAGTATGAGGCAGTTCGGCTTTCTGTTCACATCGTAATAACCGTTCCTAAATACACAGTGCCCCATTTCCTTGCCCTCTTCAAAGAACTCCTGGACGGACTTAAGAACCTGTATGTCTATGGCGCCATCCTTTATGTCAATGTCAAAGAACTGCTTTCTTCTGTCAACATATACATTAGCCATTGCTTCTGCCTTTTTCTTATTCTCCTCTTCGGCTTTAGCAGCTTGCTCCAGATATCTGAGTTGCATTTTCTCTTCCGCAATCAAACGCAGCTTAGTCATTCTGTCCTCCATTTTCTTTTTCTTGTTGTCTGCTGCCTTTAGCCACTTGTCGTGCGCCTCACGAAGATTCTCCGGGCAAACTATAGAAGGGTTACGTACATCTTTCTTAAGATACATAATACTGTCGAGCATATCCCACCACAAGCTATCGTAAATATAAGAAGCCTTTCCGTGTCTGACAACAATCTTGACGGCAGACATTTTTTCTCTGTCGAAGACAGCTTCATGGTACTTACACACCTTCCACATATCAATATCACGTCTCATGAGAGTTTCATTGTATGGGTTAGCATTGACGGAACGGAAGATTTCGTCACACAGAATCTTTTCCCCGAAGTCTCTGAGAGCATATTTATACTTGCCTTGGACTGAAGCGTAATATACTCCATCGAATCCAATATCACGAGGATCACCCAAGAAACTCCATACAGTATGCGTTCTTACTTCCAACTTTCCGAAAGCAGAAAAAGCATCTTCTATATATCCGCTGGTTCGCTGCTTGGCAAGAAAAACATATTCCCCGTCTTTCAACCATTGCTGCATACACTCCTTGAAGTAAATCTTCTCCTTAACCATCTTGTGGAACCGGAACTTCACTCTTACCTGGAAGTACCTGAGAACCTGCCATCCCTTGAATGTGCATACAAGGTAGAAGCATCCTCTAGAAAATCTATCACTGTATTTGTAGGCATCATCTTCAGAGATGCAAGTCTTGATGGCCCACTCACGTTGCTTGTCTGATAACTCCGGAATTCTGTCCGAGAGTTTTACAACTTCACGTTCTGTCTTATTTCTTGGCTTCATAACTCACATATTTAAAAATCAAACAAACTCAACTGACCAATCTCAGCATCTTTCTTTCTCTGAGCCTCGGCTTTCTTCTTCAAGCGCTCCTTTTCAGCGGACTCCTTCTTCTGGAGTTCGATGATTTTGGCTTGCTTGAATTCCTCCTCAGCCTTCTTCTCCAGATTCTCCTTGGTCTGGTCTGAGAGATTTGTAACAATGGTGCAATTTTGATTCTTGGTGAATGAAACTTCTTCTTCATTATAATAGTGAATTGCAATTCCATAAATCTCATCATCGTCAAACCCCTGTCTTCCGGATTTCTTGACCTCTGAAATAATAAAGTCGCAGCAGTCATCGATATTCTTACCAGGCTTGGCGTAATCCTTTGCGAACAATTCATCCTCTGCTGCACGCTTGTCAAGATATGCCTTGATTACCTTCTTGAATGTTTCTGATCCTTTCATAACCTTTCCATTTTTTGAAACCTATAGGCTTGTCTCTAAAACCCTTACGGAATGCTTCTCTCATAGAGATGCAAATGAAATCTACGCTGCATTGTGCCAAGCCCGTACAAAACGCACAATCCTCGCAATCATCCATTGGTTCCGCTACGTACACGATGCCGTTAATAACTATCGCCGCTTTCTCCTTGAAGACTGCCATTCCTTTTCGCCAGCAAAGCCTTTGACCTTATTAATCTTCTAGCCAAATCAATGTCTTTGGGCCTTGTGGATTTTTCATTAATAAAAGCTGATGCTTTTTCTAGAACACTAAGCAGTTCTCTGAACTCAGTCTTCGTTGTCTTCACTTCCATACGCTTTCTGTGCCGTTATAATTCTACAACCGGTGTAATCGTCGGCAGAAAGGACAATCTCACCATTCTTAACCTTTTCTCTAATCATGGAGCAAGCATCCGTATTTGATTCTGCCTCTACGGTTATTGTCTTACTCAAAGTTTCTTGAATGCAAACATCATATTTCATATTATGTTACCTCCCATGTTTCAATGTTAAACTCGTAGCTTTTACCACTACATTGGCTCTGCCCGATATTGCGCAAATCTTTAAGTTGCTCTCCCGAAGCTCCGTTAGCCTCGGCTGTTGCGTAGCATTTCTGAAGGTTATCGGCTACTCTAAGTAATTTGCCGCTCCCTTTTGTGTGCCAGGCATCATCTTTATAAATTAGATATACTGTCATAATTAAATCTCTTTGAAATGAACACTAGTTCTATCCTTTCTGTCGCCAGCCGTACAAGCTAAGTTCGCACATGTAACTTCTTGGTCGCGGAGCGGAACGTTAGGTACACAAATAGCGCAATTAACGCAATCTCCACTTTTCGCTACTACACAGGTTCTCCCATTTATACTAAGCTTCTGCCCAATAGGATAGTACGCTTGTACACCAAAACTGCTAACTACGATAATATCTTTCCCTTTCATAATCAATCCTCCTTTTCTTTTAAGTAACGAAGGTATAACTGACAGTTGTCGCAATCAGAATTGCATCTGTAACTGTACTCATTGGCGCAAGCCATAAATAATTCACTTCTTTTCATAAGCGTCCCGATAACAAATAAATAAGTCGTAAATCATTTTCTCGCAAGCCTCCATGTCTTCCAGCACATCCCTCATGCGATATGGTGCTCCGTTCTTTCCATGGCCCTCGTTGTCTAACCATAAATATGTTTCACTGTCAGCATCAAATTCTACGTAACGCTGGTGGATGCTGTTGATCAATTCTTCTGCACTTTCAAATGGTCCGGTTGATATCGAGAAGTCTTGACCTGCAGGTGAATGTCTTGAAAAGAGCAATCCTTTTCCATTCGTGTATTCCTCTTCGGTGACAGTCCAGGAATCAGACTCTGCTATTTTTATTAATTCTTCTATTTCCATATTATTTTAAATTTAAAGGTCGGGTGCCGTCTTTCCGAGCTGTCGCAAAATAAAGAATATCAAACATTGTTTGTTATTTAATCCCGACCATTGATTAACGATGATTTTTACTTAATTCTACATGACTCACCTCCAATCTTATTAAGTTTAACTTCCATATCCTGTAAATCTGCCTACAGCAGAACTTACGCTTTCATTTGTTACGGAACCCGGCTTCAAAAAGTACTTGTAATGCGTGCTTCTCTCCAACCTCTCACTCCAGCAGAAACCGAAAGCATCGAACTCCTTGCCGCACCATTCATGACCGTAGTAGTATTCGCTGGCATGCACCTTCTGTTCCTTGCTGAGCTGCAAGAATAGTGCGCGACTCTTGCTAAGTTCCGTTGGGTTCTCCTTGAACTCCTTCTCGATTTGCTTACGCTTCTCGGTATATTCAGCTAATTTCTGCTGATACTCATCCTCGCTGTCGCAAAGATAATAATCTGTGTCAGTCCAACGGCTATCCCAATAGGAATTGGAAGACTGATGTATATGATAAATATTCTTCATTTCTTTTTGTCCTTTCTGTAAAGGAAGAATGCGTCACCCTGCCAACCGAAGTTCTTTGACTCACATCTTGCTAGAATATGTGTGTCGGTCTCGATGAGCACATCTTCATATTTGTCTAACTCGGGTTGCGTATCTGATGTATCTTCGCCGTAATCCCATTGGAGCATAAATTCCAAGATGGCGTTCTGGTCACCGACACTATTCAGTCTGCAAACCTTCTCGTAATCCTCAATTTCCTCAAAACAACTCTGATGCTGTGGGGAAATCTCAACGATAAGAGATAAATAATCGTAATCCTTCATAATTGCATATTTTAGAAAGGTAGGCTGCCGTCTTTCCGGCTGCCAGATAAGAATAAGGTATCTAACTTGTGGGTGTCCTTAATACCCGTTATGTTAAACCTTACTTTTGCCTACCTTTATAATAAGTATATAAATCCATCATGCTATTATAGAACCACTGCCATGCAACAATCTCCTTCTGCTCTTTGGTAATATCCAGGGCATCAGTAATCATCTTTCTGCGCCAGTTTATCAGTCTGTCACATGACTGGATGATTCTTGCAATCATCACATGGGCAACATTCTCCATCATTACCGCCTCTCCATTTACCATCTTCAGGGCGTAATTTTCTGCAGCATCGTGCCAAAGGTCGTAGGCTACAGAATCATTATTGAGCATCAGATAGAGTTCTTCCATATCAGCAGTTCTTTTGTACTGAACCATTTCCTTTACAACCATAGCTATCTCCTTTCCAATGTTAAGTCTATCACGTATGGAAGAGTATGCTGTGGCATTTCTCCTAAATTGATGCAGTTGAATTGGCAGATACGTTTAATGGAAGCTTCTTCCTTTTCAACAACCTTGTAGATCAACTTAGGTTTAATTTGTTCTGTCAGCTCAACATTGAAGTAAGAGCAGTTCTCATCCATTGATATTCTCGTTGCAATAGCAACCAATCCGAAATCCGGGCTGAAGAACAGATACTTGCTGCCCGTAAATATGGCATCTATTCTGTTCTTCGTATTACCTGTAGCTCTTATTATGTTCATATCTATTGTTCCATTAAATGTTTGACAAGTTCTTCTTTTGAAGAGAATATATCTCCAAGCCTTTTACTTACATAGTTTCTGTCTATCTCTAGGATAACATAATTATTATTTAGTGCTGCTTTGAGACATCTTTCTATACGGTCGCGCTCACTGAAAGAATAATAATTTCGATAGCTTGTAGGGCACAAATTTGTACTCACTATATTGTATATTCTTTCGCCTATATCTCTAGAACGATAATCAACATAAAGCTTTTTGACATCTTCATAGTCTGAAAGAGATATAAGGACAATTCTACCCGAAACAATTTTGTTGTCCCTCATAATGAAGACCTGCTGTCCGATAGCATACTTGCTCTGATATGTAGTAGCTAAATCGGAAAAGACTCGTCCACAATCCAGCTGGAAAACTGCATATAAAATGGTTCCATTATTGAAAGCTTCCAGGTAACGCTCTATCTTCTCGTTTTCTGTCGGCTCTCGTTCAGTGACGTTTCCATCGTCATCCGTAACCTCGACATCGTCATCAAAAGTGCCTTCATACTCGTTCCAAATAGAAAATTGCTCTTTTAGAGCATTGTATTTCATTATTTCTGAAATACTGTTGATCTTGATACCTACATATCCGTTTCCAAAATTCTTTGTATTCATATTAACCCTCCAGACTATTAATGTATTCATTACGTGCCTTTACAAAAAGCTTCTTCTTTCTGTCATCTGAAAGAAACTCCTTAACGGTATATCCCAAAGCGATGATACCATTTTCAAACTCAAAGGTAAGGCCACACTCATGATTGCCAAATTCATATTTCAAGGCATCCACCAAATTCTCATCGCTGCTCAGAAACTCCTCTGATTCCTTAACGGAACGCTCACCGAATACCAGAAATAAGTGGTAATCCTTTTTGAGGCAATAAGCACCGGCACCTATGGAACATATCTTTTCCAGGTCTTCCTTACTTGTGGTAAGCCCCCATTCAGCCATCATTTCCTTAAACTGCTTGTCTCCAAATGCAGCCTTCATTGGCAGCTTGCCAAACTCATCCTGCTGCTTTTTCTTGAACTCTTGGTATTTCATGCTTCTTTCCTTACTTTATAGTTATTAAATGGATCTACCATGTTTAGTAGCTCTGCGTTTCTGTTAGCTTCCTTTTCATCGGAGTAGTCTCCAAACTCTTCGGAAACATCACCTGTGGGGCAAATTCTTTCGATACAATATTTCATACAGCACCTTCCATCATTAAAAGTTTGTGTTCTTCTTCACTGTCACCAACATGACCATACAGAAGTCCGTCTTCTGTGTTTTGCCAATATTCGTGCGGTACAGAGTGCGAAGCCATACTTACCAAAACTACAACATAGCCCAAAGACTTGATAAGATTGAAATTTGAATTTCTCATAATTATTCCCTTTCTATTTTTTAAGATTAAAATTGTATAATAACGCCAAATGGCTATCGTCTAACTCTCTCCAATCATCAACTGTGTCAAGATAAGCCTTGACTTTTGAAAGCGTAATTGGAACCGTTGGATAAGTAGAACAAAATCTGCGAAGCATGTACTCTGATAAAGATTCTTCCATAGCCTTCGAATTATTAATGATTACTATGCGTTAATGAGGTCTATCACATCAGAAGCATCAAAGTCATCCATACTATTGTATGTAACATAGAAATCTTCCTCATCGTCAGCAAGCAGACCTTCAGCCTCTTCCTTAAATTCATTAAAGTCCTCATCCGTGTCTTCATAATTCAATGCCTCTCGAATTATTGCCCACAACTTTCTCTGCTTTTCGTTAAGCGAGTTTAATTTTGTATTCATAATCTTTATAATTTTAATTGGTTCAACTTGTAAGGTAGGCTCCGAATAGTCAAAACTACTACCTTTTATCTATATGCAAAGGTACGAAAAATTTCTGATATATGCAAATATATTAACGATTATTTTAGTTAAAAATACTAAATTGTAGTACTTTATAACTATCTGATTATCAGAATGGTGCATCTGCTTCTTCTGGCTTTTCGAAAGGCACCTGTACATCTTCGTTGATTAAATTCGTCTTGAAAAAATTTGTCGTATTTTTGTTGAATCCCATAAAGAATTTGAACGTTCCGATATTACGTCCCTTGGCAACGTCTATCATAGCCGTTCCGTCAGTAGGATAATCGTCCTTGTTATCAAATGGGGCAGGGTACGCTCTGTTGTAATACTCTGCTCGATAGACTAGGATGACAACATCGGCAGCTTCTCCTATCTGTCCACTATCGCGCAGTCGGTTCAAATTCGGCTCCGGGCAGTTACTATCTCTAGACAACTGACTTAGGGCGATGATCCATATGTTCAGTTCCTTTGCGAGGTTCTTGAATCTTCGTGCGGCATCACCCATAGCCTGCTCCCTGCTGAAACTCGTACTCCTGGAGTTTACGTTAAGAATCTGCAAGTAATCAACTACGGCTCCGTCTATGTCCTTCTGCATCTTAAGCATTCGGATGGAAAGAAGAATAGAATCTATATTTGACGTGCTCTTGTCATCAAAGAATAAATTCTCTCCGGGCAACTTTCCTCTAGCATCATCAATCATCCTTATCTCGCTTGGCGCCAGACTGCCCGAATAGAGGATATTGTTGGCCGGGATGTTCGTCTTGGCAGAAAGCAGACGTGCAGTAAGCTGCTCCTTCGTCATTTCCATAGAGTAGAAAGCAACCTTTGCTCCGTTCTCGATGGCGTGTCTTGTCATACAAAGTGCGAGGCTCGTCTTTCCCTGAGAAGTTTCACCGGCTACGATAATCAAGTCAGACTTCTGCAGACCTCCCTTTTCATCGAATCTCTCCATACCGGTCTTGGTTCCTGTCGTGACACCTCCAACGGTGGCATTCTTAACCATTATCTCGTTTAGACTATTCATTGCATCATTGAGCGTGAACACTCCATCTGCTTTCTCAAATACTCCTCCGATACTCTCAATAGCCTCTTGGTGGGCATCTGCGGTCAGAATCTCTTCCGATAATCCAACCTTGGAAAGCTGCTGCCCGACAACCCAGAGTTTTCTTCTTCTACCAAGGTCCTGCAATCTGATGGCATGATATTCTACATGTGCAGATGATGCAATCTGTGCCGAAATGTTCATCAAGTCCAATGCTGTTACATTCGACTTCTGCTTACTGAGCTCGGCAGAAACAGATATGACATCTATCGGCATACCTTGCTTTCCCATATTATCAACAGCCTTCCATATATCCCTGCACATGGGGTCGTAAAAACAGTCTTCATCTAGATACTGGCTTACTAGAGTGTATGCGGTAGGATCAACAAGAAGACTTCCGATAACATACTGCTCAGCCTTTGGGTCATTCACTAATGGCTGATTCTGATATGGTGATTGTTCTAAACTCATCTGAACGATACCTCCTCAAAACTTAAAATATCAAACATTTCGTGCATTCTATCTACAATTCTTGGGTCATCGTACTTCTGTCCGATGTCAATGGCCGTTAGGTTTGAACTGATAATCGTGGGCAGCATCTGCTCATAGCGATAGTCCAACAACTCGTCAAACGGCTTGTAGTGCATTCCGTAAGTGACTATCTCCGTTGGCTCAGCACCCAAATCGTCAATCAAGAGAAACTTAGTGTTCATGATTGCTCTGAACTCGTTTATGTCTTCGTGAATCATGTAAGCCATATCTCTAGCCTTGACGAATCGCGGATATTTGTCACCCTCGCAATAGCTAATCTTGTTTGAGTCCACAAGATGAACTAGCAAATCTCGAATAGCCTTTAGCATTGTAGTCTTGCCGTTTCCAATACTGCCGGGCATAAATAGCCCGTAAAAGTTTGTCTCTATAGTAAGAAAATCCCCGACTTTCGATATTGCTTCCTTTAGCTCGTCAGTGAAGACGAACGTTCTTTTTCTTTTCTCTACCTCTCGTTTGTAGGCATAGTAAAGAAAGTTCTTGACTTCTCTATTTTCCAACGGCAACTCCAAACCCCGACCGATACGCTGATGTGTCTTTGTGGTCTGGAGCTTTCCATCCTGTCTTTGTATTGTTTCCATTGTCTGTTACGTTTTGTCTATGATTTTTCATTTCTGATACTATCTCGTTGTATTGAGAATCAATTTTGTTAACCGAAAAATTGTTCATTATCCAAGTCTTGTCGATACGACGTAGAAACTCTTCCAATGCCTTAAGCAAGCTCTCGTCATCTATCGGAAGCGGCACTGTTTTGTGACTTCTAGCAAAAGAAATCTTCTTTAGGATAGAGTTCATAGCCTTTGCATCCTTGGGTTGCCAATAATAGGCGGAGTCATAGAGTTCTTGGTAATACTTCTCGAATATTTGCCTTCCCTTGTGGCAGATAGTAAACTCCTTCGGTTTCGATTTCCTCGTGCGCGCGCTAGAAGGAGAAGATAATTTTATATTATCTTCCCGTTCCGTAGGAACGGAATATATATTCTTTGAAGGGTTTGGGGAACTTTCTTTGGACTCTGGCATTTGCTTAGCATTTGCTAGAGATTCGCTAGCATTTGCTAGAATATCTGTAGCATTTGCCAGAGAATTTGTAGCATTTGCTAGAGATTCGCTAGCATTTGCTAGAGATTCGCTAGCATTTGCTTGGCATTTGCTAGAAGATTCCTTAGCATTTGCTACGAAATTTCTAGCCTTTGCTGCACCACCTGCACGACCGGCTCTAGCTCTAGCTTCGCTGACTTTTCTTGCCTGCTCGATGGTGTCTGAAAGTTCCTTAGAATAGAAATATTCTTCCTCAACCTCGAATAAATCAAAATCCTCAACTACAGATTGCACCACGGAAACATCAACACGCATCTCATAAGCTATCATAGAATAATCCTTTGACAGCTTATGATCCTCGTCTTCCTCCAATAGTTGCATAAGAGCAACGTAGATGCCGTAGGCAGCTATGCCGTGCTTCACCCTTGCTCTCATTACTTCTGGAGAATCACTATTTCTGATGCAATTATATTTCATAATCTTATTGGTTCAAGTCCTCGTTCTTAATGAAGCATATCTTACCTCGCTTTATACTATTTGCCAGGGAGTCAACTTCGGTCTGTAACTTACTGTAAACAGCACTTTGCTGCTTAGAGATAAAATTGTGGATAGAAGGGCTAATCTTTAAAGCGATAAAAGCCATTCCTTCCAAAATCTTAAACTCACGATACAACACACCTGCCGACTTGAACTGTTTGTCCAAGCCTACCAAGAACGTTCTGTAGTCCTTGATTCCTTCAAAATCTCTAAGAAATTCTGTCTCTTCCATATTGTATAATATTTTATTTATAACTATATTGTTTCTCCTTAATGCAAAATTACGAATTTTATCTGATATATGCAAAAGAATTAACTTAAATATTCAAAATACCGAAATATATTTAGATATATATTTGGCTATCTCATTTTTTTTTAGTACTTTTGCAGTAAGTTTTTTCCATTATATTCTGTAAAAGAATATTGTATGGGTTTCTCTTTAGCCTGCTGGCGAGCAGGCTTTTTTTATTGGGATTTATTTGGCAATTTGAAAATAATTCATTACCTTTGCAAACAAATCCCTTTGAAGTATAATCTTTATAGGATTTTAATTGGTTCAAGTCCTCGGTGTTGTGAAACACTGGGGACTTATATTTTTTACAGATTAACGGTGATACCTTTCTCATAACTCAGTCTCTTTACTTCATTAGTATAATACTTAATCATTTTCTCCAACTCATCGTCATCCCATTTCTTGATGGAGTGAGCACGCTCTCGCAGGGTAGAAAATCGGGAAACACCAATCTTCTTTATCAGATTCTCCTGGTAGTATATAAGATGGTCTGACTTCACTCTGTTACACCCGATACATTCTGCATTGCAGTTATCTTCATCAAATCTGGTGGCCATGTTGGAACGTCCGAAGAAATGACCGCAATCAAGCTCTCGGTACGGCTTTATCTTTCCGCAGCTGATACATTGTCCCATGCCGCTTGGCATGCAGTCTCTCAGACGTATATACAATGCAAACACCTTGTCTAGTCTCTTGACTAAATCCGGCTTACTCTTCTTTCTCCTTTTGGGAGCAGAAGGAGATTTCTTCTTTTTCTTATAAATTGGAAACATTTCTTTTGAATTTACATGTAACATATTTGTCCGTCATGTTCGCAAAATCAACACATAAACGGCAAGCTAAACTTCCTACATAAATTGGTTCTTGTGTAAATACTCCCTTTCTGCAATGCGGACAGAGAGTTAAATACTCAGTTCCTAATGCGGAATCTCTTTGCTTATATTCAATAAGCTCATTTAAAACGCTCATCTTAGTACGACATTAGTTAATTGTGTTCCTCTGGAATACACCGCCCATTTCGTGGTTCCTGGAGGTCTGCTAATAAAGAGGTCTGCGACATTTCCGAACCGGCTATAGTTTCCCGACAAGTCAACTATCCACCCGTCCTTTCCTTCAAAAGGTCTGATAGCGCGGCCTACCATCTGATAGTAGAGTCCAAGAGATTTCGTCGGGCGTGCCAAGACAACGGTGTCTAGGGCAGGGTAGTCGAATCCCGTAGTCAGTACACCAACGTTGGCAACAACCTTTATTTCTCTCCTCTTGAATCCTTCGAGAATGGCTTCACGTTCCTTTTTTGGTGTCTCTCCTGTCACGATGGCGGCATTGACTCCGAGTGATTGAAGCTTATCAACCAACTGCCTGGCCTCCCTTGTGAAAGCGGTAAATACAAGTACTCCCTTTCTAGGAATGCCGCTTTTAGGCTGCAGAACCTTGACTACTGTGTTTGATAACTTATCGTAGAATCCGCTAAGCTCATACTCTGCGAGGAGACTTCTTTCATCATAATCTGCACCGGTGGAGTTGCTTCTGACTCTTCTTAAATCCAATGTCGTCAAATCGTAATAATGCAAGTCTGCGAGATAACCTTTAGAAAGCAGTTCTCCAATCTGACAACAATAGATGACCTTTGAAAATATTCTAGGTCTTACTCTCGTGAGGAACTTCAAGATGGAACCTCCTTCGGCACGATCAAGACGGTATGGCGTGGCTGTTAATCCAACAACCTGTCTGTTCTTCGCTTCTATGAATTCCTTGTACTGCCCAGCTTTAGAGTTTACGTAATGACATTCGTCAATTATGATGTTCTTGAAACAATCGAAGTCTGACATATGGTTCATTACGCTTCCGATGGTGGAAAAGGTTATTCTGTTTATATCCTTACACCCTACAGAGGCACTATAGCAACCGCAATCGAAGATTCCATAGCTTTGCAGCTTGGCAAAGTTCTGCTGAAGAATTTCCTTACTAGGTTGAAATACTAACAGCGGCCCTTCCAGACGAGAGGCGATATCTGCTATCACCAAGCTCTTTCCTGCACCCGTAGGCAGGATAACCAATCCGTTCTTGTCAGCCTTGCTAGTGAACAGCCTTACGGCTGCATCACTAGCTTGCTTTTGATAATTTCTAAGAGTGTACTTCATTACTCGCCGAATGGTAATTCATCATCGTCATCATCTGAAGACTGCTCTGACTGAGCTCCTTCTTTTGGCTGCTCCTCTTCCGGGAACTCCAATCCGAAGACCTCTTTCATGCTCTCACGATTCTTGACCTCATTTGCCCAAATCTCAGAACGGTCCGGGATAGCATAAGCCTTTGCAAGTAAGAACTTCTCGGTATTTGCATCCCAATTATATACGAGATAGTAACCTGCCAATGCAATACAGAACACGTTCTTCGACTTAAGACGCATATCAACAGTTCCATGGCGCACCTCAGCGGCGTACTTGGCTACTTCCATAAGGACAGAAGCATAAGCCTTTTCTGCATCCTTCTTCATCTTCTTGGCTTTTTCCAAAGCCTCCTCCAACTCCAGCTTGCGAGCTGGCACCACGTTCTCTTCGAGTGTGCAATACTCCTCTCTGATGTTCTTCTTCTCGAACTCATCGAGGAAACGTGTAACCAACTCATTGTCAGGGAAGGTCGCCGTGAAATGCTTTCCGACAAACTTAAGGATGTCTGCCTTATTCTTCAAAGGCTTCTCTCCACAAAGGTTCTCCTCGGTCAAAGCAAGGAAGTCCAACTCCATTGGGAACATGTCTTTTACACCTTCCTCCAATACAAACTCAATGTTCTCAGGAACATAATTTTTCAAATCTGATTTCATAATTATAAATACTTTTCATATAATGCTATCTGTTTCTGAGCTTCAAGCAAGGCTGCTTCTTCATTAGGTTCGGGTATATACAACCCTGCAACCATACTTGAATAGTTCCGAAACTTCTCAATAGCGTCTGTTAATTCTTTTGTGTCAAGGTCAGCCGTGCTTCTCCAATAAGTTACAGGCTGTCCTCTTCTGTTTGTTCTCTGCTTCGCAAAGATTTCTCTGTTCACTATCTGTTTGAAAATGTTATACTTCACATATTCTTCATCGTAGCCGAACTCTGATGCGAAATACTGAAGGCAAACGTGTAGATAGCTGTTTTGGGCAAGGGAACGTGGACGGTGCTTTTTCTTCACCTCCACGATAAAACCCTTTCCGCTTTTCAAGGCATCCATGTAAAGACCATTGCAATAGTCCTTGTAGTCTGCCCTGTCCTTGTCATTGTTGAGATTGAAAATCATAACTAGAATGGCAAATCATCATCTTTGCCCGGCTGCGGTGCCGGTGACTGAACTCCTTGCGGCTGCGGTGGTGGAGGTGCTTGCTGCTGCGTCTGGCCACCTCTCTGATACTTTTCTATCTTGTAACCCGAAATGGTATTGAAATACTTTACCGGGTCATTTGCACTCTTCTGATACTTGGTACCTTGAAGAGCAAAAGATATAGTAACAATCTCGCCAACTGCAAAATCAGCAGGATCATCTACATGCTTTCCGCTGAACTCAAAACTTGGGTAGTTCTCGTACACCTCTCCGAAGTTCGAGTGTGTACAGTTAAGAACCACAACTCTCTTTTTGAACGGCTCTCCACCGCTCTTGCTTGGTATTTCCTCGACATTGCCGATGAGCAATACCCTTCCTGTCATTGTATTAGCCATCTGATTCTGTTAATGGTAAATATGGTAATAATTCTCTCATTTCTACCCATTTGAGGAAGTCTCGCAATAGCGCGTGATTCTTGTCTTCCATACCTGGGTATCTGTAACAAGTGATTGCTGGCTCATAAGGGGTAAGTTTGAGACCTCTCACGTCTCCCTTGTGCTTATCCTTATTGTAGCCCTCAAAGACAAACAAGTCAAAATGGAACACATCAGCTTCAAACAACTCTAGGTAAAGCTGCCATTGGCAACTATCTATATAGTCTTTGTCTGATACCGGTCCGTACTTAGTCTTGATGTCTCTTATCTCTAGTCCGTCAATCATATCGGCACATCCCGTAATAACGGCATTGCCGAAATCCTTGTATTCACGAACCTCATGAAAGGCGCCAGGATGCTCATTTCTGTATTTCAAAGCAACCTTGCATTGTGGAATGTCGAGAATCGCTTCACTTTCATCAAAGACGAACCTTCTTCCTTTTGGAACGGGTTCTGTCTTATCTTTCTTATAATAGGTGAAATGACGAACACCTTCCGGCTCCTTGAAGCAATGGGGACTGCCAGTCTCCACGATGGAGTGAAAGGCAGTTCCTATTCTTGTGTAATCGTTGCCCTCAAACTTCTTAGTGATATCGTCTATAACGTCCTGCTCTGTAACATAAGCATATTCGTCAGACATATACCGTCTGAAGCTCTCTAGCTGGGTAACTCTAATCAAAGGCTTCATCATGCTGCATCCTCGTGCTTGACGAACTTCTTGCCCTTCTTATCAAAGTCAATGCCTTTGACAGCAAGTTCCTTGATCATCTGATTCATGAATGCCTTCTGATGAATCTTGTTCAATCCGTGGGCAACCTCGATGAGAGCATTTGCATCATCTACAGTCTCCACGGCTGCAAGCTTCTTTCGGGCATCATCAACGGCTTCCTGCGCCTTAGCCTGAGCGTCTGACTTATTCACGATGGCTTTCTTCACCTTCTTGATGATGTCTGCCATGCAAGTGTCAAACTCCTCTGTTCCGTAAGCTGGAATCCAAGTGTCCTGCAGGTCTGCAACATTCTTACCAACACGATTGTCCTGTGGCTCGAACTTGATGACGCGATTGCCGTTCTCCTTGCAGATGTAACCTACCTGGTCCGCAATACGGATGAGCAAGTCTTTGCTCTGTCCTGTACAGTCTGGAGAATGCTTGATGTAATCTCCTTCCTGTGTCTCCTTGTCGTGACAGATGAAGATGATGTCTGAATTGTTTGAACGGAGAATGCCGACAAACTGCTTGAACAATTCTCCCATCACGCCATATCGTTTCAATGAGTTAGTTCCCAGTTTAGGGTCTTGCTGAATAGCAAAAGCGTTGAGATAGTCATCGAGCATAGCCTTGGCTGTGTCTACTACGATGGTCTTACACTCACTGATCAATCCTGGCTTCCAAACCTGCTTGCCATCCTCAACAACATAGGAACCGATAACCTCAGCATTGTAGATGTCTTCCCAACGTGAAGCCGTGACAACAATGTCTGGACGCTGAACGGCACGGTCAAAGCCTCGGTCGGTGTCGATGAGTAAAGGACTGTTGGCTGTGGTAGCCAAAGATGTCTTACCGGTACCTGGAGTACCATAAAGTACGATAATCACTGGACGCTCTGTAACAACGTCATTCTTTCTAATAATTGGCATAAACTAATAT